GGACTCCTCTGTTTCTTCACTTGGGCTATAGGGTTCTATACTGTACCTTGTTTTAGTTTCTTTTACTATGGGTCTATATAATATACTCATAATTTTATGCAGGTTAGTATGAGCTTCTTTACAATGCTCCTCAATATCTACATACTCACCCATTGTAATCTCACTAAGGTTTGGTATAAAGCCATAAGTAACCCCATTCCATTCTACTCTTTTTTGTAGCTTATCAGTATTAGGTTCTTTAGTTATAAAATGAAGGCTTTTTAAAACCTTATTTAAACTACTAACCTCCATCCTCTCAACTTCATCCCTTTCCAATCCACAGACAATTGCTAATATTTCTATGTTAAACTCATTCTTATTTAACCCTTTCTTTTTTAATTCATCAAACTTTAGGTACATATCTATTGATATACCACTCCAATCTACTGGTATTTCAACTTTCTTTTTTTTTGTTCCCATTTTAATAGTATATATAATTTGTTAATAATCGTTTATAAAATATAGTATTTACCACTATGATTAGTCATTAGCTTATTTAAAGCAACATATCTAACAGCATCTATCAAGTGATCTTGTTGGTTAGTAGCAGGTTTATTTATTATATGACCATTCTTATCAGTTAGCCATTTGTAGTATTTAAACTCATTTAAAGCATTTGTACTGTTCTTAGTTATATGTAGCTTAAAACGCCTTAAAACATCTATTCCCATATTAATACTATCAGCTCCTTTCTTAGCTCCCTTTACATTAAAATTTTGTCTATGTAGCTCCTCTATTGACTTAGGCTCTGCTGAGTCTGCTATTATTTCTGTTTGTCTTGTAATATCTAATTCCCTTAGCTTCTGAGCTATATCTTGGTTTGTTAATCCTTTGCTGTATAGTAGTTCATTAATATACAAATTATCATTTAATTTAAATACTTCTACTATTGCTGTAGGGTCATTAGAGTAACCAAAGTCCATTCCTATTGCTATTAACTCTGCTTCATTAGGTACATTATTAGCTATCTCAAATTGTCTAAAGATAGTTTCTGTAGGCTGAGCCATATCTCCAAGTCCGTATATCTTCCAATAATTACTATCTAAATTCTTTAATCTCTCTATCTCTTTAATTGTTTCTTCAGGTAAAAAAGGATTATCTAAATATGTTGACTTAATAAATGTACAGTCATCTCTATTCATAACATTATCATATATCCAAGAATAAGGATCACTAGGATTAAAGTCTAAATATATATTCTCTGTTGTTCTTAAACTAAGCTGAATCCAATCCTCAAATCTAAACTCATTAGCTTCGTTAAGCCATAATATATGCCTTTTTCTACCTCTGATTTTCTGGGGCATATCCACGCTGATGAACTCTATTTCGTTATTATTTAATTTGTAAGTAAGTTCTGATTTATTATGATTATCAGGATTATATAAATTATGATGTTCTAATATAGAAAAAAAATCTCGGTAGGCAGTACCTTTTAAGGCAGGTAGTGTTTTCCTACATATTGTATATACCTTTCCTTGCTCCTGTAGAGCTTTCAGGATTATTAATTGTGCTAAAGAATAGGTCTTACTGCTTCTAGTACCTCCTTGATTTACAACAATTCTAGTGGTCGCATTAAGATTCTTCTGAAGAACTATTGTTCCCTGTAGGTTTAATGATTTCAATTTCTATTTTATTTATTTTTTCTTCATTAGAAGTAAGGTTTATATTTTGCTTTTGTATATACCCTCTTTTATGCCCTTTATGTTGTAGATAGAATATAATACTCTTTTCCTTTAGGTTTTGTATGTTCTTAAATAATTGACTTTCTACAAAGTCTAATTTAACACTATCTATCTCATCTACTTTCTTTCTAAATTCCTCATCCTCTTTATACCATTTATAGAAACTAGACCTACTTATATTCACTTTAGTACAAGCTGTAGATATTATTCCTAATGAGTTTTCTAAACTCTCTATTAACATTTTTTTCTTTATGTGTTCTTTTTTGCTCATTTTATTAAATTTAATTTATAATTTATATTCCCAGGCAGTTGTAATTCTAGATGAACTATCTCCAATTAAATGTTTTATATTCCTGCCAAATCTTCTACATATCCAATTTATACTATTTTTAAAATAGTTTATTAAACTTGGAGCTGAAGTTGTTATTGTAAATCTATATTTATTATTTATATATTTATTTCCTATATATTCTAATAATCTTATACCAACTCCAATACCTTGATAATCAGGTAAAACTACAACTCTATGCACCCTCCTTATATTTCTAACTTTTGGATGAGGCTGATGTAATATACTTATAAATCCTGCTAACTGCTCATTAACAAAAGCTACATAAACATTAGCAGCATTATTATGACTATGACTTAAATAATGATGTTTAGCAAACATTCTCCATACTGATTTATCTCTTGTTTGGTATATTTCAAATTTAATTTCTGGTCTATTTTTTTTTTGCTTTCTCAAATCTTGGAAAGTCATAGAATCAGTATTAAATATCCAATCAGGTAAAAGCCAATCCACAATATCATAATGACAACTTACAGCTATAAACTTTCTTTTTGTTTTCCTAATAGCCTTTTGTACTGCATAACTTCCTATTTGTGCCACATTCCTATCTACTACACTTGTAAACTCATCAAATACCATTAACTCTTTATCTTGTAACAAACCATTTGCTAAATCCACTCTCATCTTTTGTCCATTAGATAATACTGAATAAGGTTTAAGCCAACTTGGTGGAGAAGAAAATCCTACACTATTAAAAGTCCTTGTAATTTCATCTACACTTTTTTCTTTAGGCATATCATCTAATATAGTTTCAGATTCATATTTAAAATTAGTTATATAACTTTCAGGAAATAACTCTTTTGCTATTGTTGTCTTTCCACTACCACTACTTCCAATTATACAACCTATTTGCCAATCATCATTTAAATCTATATCTCCAATAAATTGTTCTTTGATATGTTCAGTTTGTAAATCAAATTTACCCATAACTGAGCTAACCCTAAATGTCTTTTTAGGCTTAACTTCTTTTATAATGTTAAAATTCGGCATATATATCCTTTATTAGTTAAATCATTATATAATTGTTCTTGTTCTTTTTCAGAAGTTACATCTACTTCTATCTTATATTGTAATTCTATTTTATCAGATAAATCATCTTGTATTTTATCTATATTAAAGCCAAGTTCAATATCTTTAAAACCCCATTCCTTTAAATCTACTACATCAAACTCATTTGCTAATATATCCATATCAAAAGTACCACCTGATTTATTTAGTCTTACATTTAATTCTCTCTCATCTTCCTTTGATAAATTAACTCTTACTGTTGGTATTTTTTTTGCTCCTAATTCTCTTAAAACTTTTAAACGCTGATGACCACCAATTACAGTATTATCTGAATTTATAATTATTGGGTCAACCAATCCAAATTTATCAATACTTGCTTTTAAATCCTCAAATTGCTTTTTAGTAATTTGTCTTGGATTATATTCAGCAGGATTAAGATTGTTTATTTCTATCAATGTAATTTTCATATAAATATTTTTTAATGTTTTCTAAATGTTGTATTCTGCAATAGGTATTAAATTCTTTATCACTCTCTGCCCTATTATGGCAATCCCTACAAAGGCAAATTAAGTTCTCTACAAAGTCCATACATTTTGAGCCTCCTAATCCTCTGGCTTGTATATGATGAATGTCTTGTCCTTGAGCATTACACATTTCACAGGCAATAAAATCGCTTTCATCTAAGTAAAAGAATGTCATATATACCTTAGTATGGTTTCTCATCTACCTTGTCCTTTGTATTTCTTTACATAGTTCTTTGCCTTTTTATTAAAGGTAGTTTTGCTTTTAGCGTGTCTGCCGTGATGCTTACTTTTATTAGGAGTAAACCTCCATACATTCTTTTTCATACTTTATTATCATTTTCTAATTCTTCTTCATATTTTTTTTTATTTTTTCTATTGCTTTAGCTATCTTTTTATCTATAATTTCTTTTACTCCTTTTTCTGTTAAAACAGTAAGCTTTAAACCTTTTGATGTTTCGAGATTAAATTTTACAACTTTTTTCATATACTTTTTTTAGATTAGTCATTATTTGTTTATTACAAGGGCTACAGCTTTTCCATTGTGGGTCTACACCAAACACTCCTTTATATAATGCTGATACTATTGCCTTTTCAGCAGGTGTAAGCATACCCTTTTTATCTACAGCAGGTATTACTTCATCATATATTTTCATCTCATCCTCTGTGAATTGTCTTATATTACTAAAGTTTGGAAACATTTGATTTAATTTCTTTCTTCTTTCTTCACATCCACAATCATCACCTAATACTGCTTTAGCAACTTTATCTATTCCTGTAGCCTTTGTAATATTTGCTATGGTATCACCAAGCCCTTTACTTTTTTTTTTCATCTTCAAATTTTTTTATAGCTAAATTAAATAACTCTAACATTTTTTGTTTTTCATTTTCTAAATGTTTTATGTGTTTAATAAGATGTTTAATATAAAATTTGTCTTTTTTTAATAATTCTTTCATTCTAAAAACTTCAAAATACTCTATAGCATTAAAGGTTTCTATGCAGTTTTCTATTATTTCAAGCTTTTTCTTGTTCATTTTTTAAATACTTTTTAACTATTCTTATTGATTTTCCTAATGTATTTCTATTAATCTTTGTAGCCATTTGCATAGAAGTCAAACTAAAATTTTGTTCTGATAAATAATATATTTTAAATATCTGTACATCAAACCAATTTAAGTCCTTACATTTTTTATCTATCCAATTCAGCTTTCTCTCCATTTCTTTTAGCTCCTCCCAATTTTCTATTGCAATACCACCATCCCTTTTATTAAATATATAATTTTCTTTATATTGTTTTCTTATTTGATAGTGCCTTTTATATTTAGCATAAAAAGGAGAAGTTGAAGAATGGTATTGATTAATCATAACTCTTACGATATAATACAATAATTCCCCCCGATTTATTAAGCCATTAATCAGCTCCTCCTCTTTGCTATAAAGCTCTAATATAACTTCGTGTAGTAAATCTTCATGGTCAGGATATTTGTTTGATGTTAATTTTCTACTAACTTCCATCAGTTTGGCATACTTTTTGTTTATATATACATTTAATTTTAACACAATTTAGCTACACCAAGCTCTAGTAATTGTTCATACTCCCATAATCCAAGCCTACTACCTTCTATTTTTACATTAGTTTTATATTTATCATATAAATCTTTTTCTTTTTTATGTATATATTTGTCATAATCTACTCCCTCAAAATCAGTATCTAAATCTCTGAATATAAATGTCTTTTCTTTTTTACCATCATTTACAAAGAATATAAAACAATGTGTAAATATAGTATGACTTGGCTTTTTTATGTTTTTAAAAAATCTAAATGGTTTCATTTTTATATGCGTTTATTATTTCTATAAATTGTTCTAATGATCTACAGACTATTGCCTTATAGTTTCTTGCATTTAATTTGGCTATCCATTCTTTCTGCTCTTTTGTAGGCTTATTATATCCAACTTTAAGCTCTATCATTAAGCCATTGTATTTATCGTTGTTAGATGGTTCAAAAATAAGTACATCAGGCACTCCCTTTGAGTAGTGTTTTGATAACATTCTCTTTTGTTTCCAATTAGATTTACCTAAAAACACACCTCCAAGAGTACAGGTAAACAACATTCCTGTATATTCTAAGTATGTTACTATACTATTTTGTAATTCTACTTCTTTCATTTTCTATTGTCTATAAATATTGTTAACTGTATTAAAAGTAAATATATTCTTAGTTCAAAATAAGGATGATTTTTATCAGCTTCATAATGTCTTACCCCAAGCATCAAACCATTCCATATTATTGAAACTATAATATTCATCGTTTAAGCCATTTAATTTTACCATCATAGCTATTTACTTTCTTTTCATAACCTAAACTCTCTAAATGCTTATAATAGCTTCTAAGGGCTGTATGGTCTTGCTCTAACCTTTTGGCAAAATGTATATCATAATAGTCTGGAAATTTAGGGTCAGTAGTTTTAGTAGTTTTTTCAAACTTAGCATTATTTCTTATCCATCGTTTATAACGTAATGATGTATTCCAAGTTTTTTCAAGCATCCACCTCATTTTTCCACTATTATTTTCTTCAGTCCAATAATCAACAAAATCTTCTATATAATCTTTAGGTTCTAATTCTTTAACATCATTTAAAAATTTGTCCTTTGGAGATATACTATTATTATTTTTTATTATTATTTCTTTATTATTATTAATAGTTCTTAAATTTTTTAAAGTCTTGTTATTAAAATTTTCACAATCTAGTATTGAAGTTTTTTTAATACTAGAGTTTAAATTTTTTAATATCTGGGATTCATCTATTTTAAAATATAATTTAGCAGGAACACCCTTTCTTACAACTTTTAATATGCCCCATTTTATAAGTATATTAATTGCTTGTTTTATTTGGTAATAAGAAAGAGTTGTTACACAGCTAATATTTTCTGTAGTACAAAAGAACATTCCATCTAATAACTGATTCTGTTCTTTAAAGTAATTTTGTTGCTGATATAAGTGAGAGAGAACAACATTAGCATCTATTCCAAAGGCAACTAAAAGAGATTTGTTTAAGATAAGAAAAGGACTAGATGCTAATATTGATTTTTTCATTGTGTGTTAAATATATAATATTTCTTATATAATTATTAAGTATAGTATATATTAGTTATTAACATAAAATTGTTAAAAAGGTAAATCATCATCCTTTTTATTTTGTAAAAATTCAGAAAATTCTATTGTTTTCTTTTTAATATCTTTAATATCAATTACTTTAGAACTAGCTAAATCTATAGCTCCTTTAAAGGCTACGCTAAATCTAATTTCATCCCTTGTTTCAGAGCTTTTATTAGTAAAATTAGAGTTTGGCATTGGATTAGCATAATGAGGTTTAACTTTAGGATATTCTCCTCCTGTATATTCATACTCAGTTTCATTACCAATTATAAATTTATTCTGAGTTTCTAATTTAGATAGATAACTTCCTCTATCTCCATTTTCAAATTCTATTACAAATTTATACATTAAACCATATTTACCTTCCCAAGTACCATTAGGAGAAGTTACAGTTACTACTGATTTTTTAATTTCCATTTTTATTTAGTATTTAATTAATAATTCGTTAATATCCACATTTAGTATATTACATAAATTAAGTAATTCAGAAACTTTAAATGTTCCAGGATTCTCAATCTTATTCAATATACTTGGATAGGATAATTCCATTCGATCAGCAAGTTCTACCTTTCTGATTTTATTTCTAATCATTAGCCTATAGATAGATTCTCTTATATCTTGGCTTGTGTTTAATACTTTATATTTCATTGTCTTTCTTTTTTATTAATGAGTTTATTAAGTCATAATACTTATTGTATAACTTTTTATAAGTAACCCTCACAGAGGGGCGCATAACATATCCAGAAAATCCTTCATAATTATTTCTATACAATGTTTCGTGGTCATCACCATAGATTCTTTTACACTCCTCCAAAGCCATGTGGTCAGCTAATTCTTTTAAATTTATATTTACCATAACAATTTCTTTTTATAAATATATATATAATTTAACATAACTGTTTATTATTTTATATTAAAGTTAGCATAATCTACATCATTCTGAATTAGGAAATATCTTTTAAATCTTTTTTTCTGTCCATATAAATTAACTCTCTTTTCCCATTTATCAAGTATGGTATATCCCTCCTCTTTAAGGTTTCTAACAACGCCCTGTAAATCAATTATAAACAGTTTAGTTACACATTCTAAAGAAGTAATACTTTCATTATCCTTTAGGTATTTTAATAATGTTTCTTTTTGTGTCATAATTTAAAATTTAGATGTTATACGTTGATAATTTTCTTGATATACTTTAACTATTTCTTCTTTTGTTATGGGGTAATCCTCTAATTTACTTACACAATCTGTAATATCTCCTACATAAAAGCACTCGTGGTTTTGTAATTCTCTTAATATAACTTTATCCTTACCCTGCTTCATATCTTTTTTTATGCTTTCTTTATATATTACATCTAGTTTTTCAATTACTTCTTTAACATTATCTGATGGACAAACCATACCTTGCCCCACGTTTGTCATTTTAGTTTCTTTTGGTATGTTATGTTTTTTTATTCCATCTTTAAATTGTTTATTGCCAAAGGCAAAGAAAACTTTATTTTTTTTGAAAAGATCATTTTGTTGCTTTTCCATTATTTCTGATAAATATTTCATTTTTTTTCTGTATTAATTTTATTAATATAATCGTTTAACTTTTCTTTCATATAAGGGATGTCCAAAGTATGTAATAGTTGATAAGTACAAACCTCTATTACTATTTCATTACCACTAGCATCAATACCACCTATATATGTAATTTGCCCATCACAGCTAAAGGTGTGTAGCTCTGCTGTTTCTATATAGTTTACTGCCATTATTTTATTAGATTTAAATTAAGTTCTTCTGCAACATAATTTATATGTTTATTTGTTGTTGGGCTTGTAGAAATCTTCTCTGTACATCCGTATTTATTTTTTCTTTCTATAATCCAATCAACCTTTTTAATTATATCACCTGATATTTCTGCAACTAATGTATTATAAGAATATACTTTATTACCTTCTACTCTTAAATTTTGTTTATATTTTTTTAACATAATTTTATTTCTTAGTATTTAAATAGTCTTGATAAACTTCGTCATGGTCTACACCAACTTCTTCTAAGAATGATGAACCAATTATTTTAATTTCATTATGAGGTAGCAATTCTAAAGGTTTTAGCATATCATCTAATTGCTTTTTAGTACCTATAAATTGAGAGCTTTCATAACTACTACTTGGTAAGTCACTAAAGTTTTCTCCAGTAATATGGTCTTTAGCAACCTCTAAGAATGAGCCATTATAATCTATATAATCTATTTGCCATTTAGCCCTTACAGTATTATATAACTCAGGCTTACTTAGTTCTTGTGAACGTGCTGATTTTCTTCTATATTCTTCCATATATTTATCAAACTCGCTACGTTCCTCTTGTAATTCTTTTAATTTATTCATAGAATCATTTAACATTTTATTAATATTTTTCATATTATTTATTATTTTTTATTTTTAAGTTTATATTATTTATTATCTAACATATTTTTTAATTTATATAATTCTTCATAAGAAAAATTATTTAAACTCCTTTTCATTTTGGGGTTAGAAGAAACTATAGGATAAGTTTCTAAAATATATTTTTTAATATTATATTTTTCTATTGCTTGTTCATAAGTTAAATTTTCCATTTTCTCTTTTAGTTTTAATTAATAATATATAAATATAACATTAATTTTACATATATAAAAATTACTTAATAAATATATTTAAAGTTTATTAACAAGAAATTGTTAATATCATAGTTCCATAAGGAGATTAATAGGGAGATTACCATTGTTTAAGATTACACCACAACCAATAGCAGGTTTTTTTCCATATTTGGCATACGCAAAACTATATTGCTGAAAGTCTATTCCACACCCTACTTGCATACCGAATACTCTAAACTTTCTTCCAACAAAATGTTGGCATCCACAAAGAGTATGGAGATGACCCTGTACAGTATTCATTAAATCAGCTCTACATTTCATAAATGCTTGACCACCTTCTCCGTGAATGTATTGTACCCCATCCTTTTCATACCTTTCTACAAAGTTCCAATTAGGCACTTCTAAGACTTCTTTATAACTCTTAATCCATTTACTTGGTATAGCTGAGGTTTGAGCTTTACGCATTACCATTCGGTCGTGATTCCCTATAATTACCTTTGCTTTAGGGAATGCATCATACCATCTAGCAATTCTTTTAATAGCTAATTCTAACTCATCAGCACCACCCATTCCATCTGCATTTGTTTCGTGATATGAAGCATAGTGATTATCGATAATATCTCCGATAAATACCACTTCTGTACAATTATATCTTACATATTGCTCTATACAGAAATATAAATATTGATCTAAACAAAATGGTTCGTGCAAATCTCCTATTACTAATACATTATTAATTGACTTTACCCTATTAGATTTAATAAGGTCGTGTTCTTCTTTAGTTAATCTAAGTCTATAGTCTTTTTTGATAATTTATTTTTTAAGTTTCTCGACCGACCTGCCACCGAAGTATGCTCCAATAATTGTAATCAACGTTAATTGAAGTAGATCCGTCCATTTTTCTTCTACTTGAAAGGTAATACTACCACTATCTATGAATACAAGTAGCATAGTACAAGCAATAGTAAATACTAACACAAGTGGTCTTACGTTTTTAGACAACCAACTATCACTATTCATATCTGATTGCCATCTTGCTGTAACATTCTTTTCTACTTCTACCTGATGATTTACCATTAACTCCTTTATCTTTCTTTTAGCTTCTAGCTTTTCTTCCTTAGACGTGCTTAGATTGTCTAATACACCCCCTACAGACTCTACTAGCTTACTTGCTCCATCTCCGAATAGTGTTTTTAGTAATTTCATATCCCTTTTTCTATTTTGTGAAACTTGTATTTTGTCCTTCCATTTTCTTTATAGGCTTCAAGTAAACTTTTTCTGTTATGCTCGTGGTTGTAACTAATATGAATCCAAGAATACTCAAACTCATTAATCATTTGGTCAAAAGGTAACCCTAATTCTATAACCTTATCCCAAATAACCTTGTTATCCATCACACCATCTACCTTAAATTGTATGTCTGATGCCTGTCCTTTACAATGTTGGCTTCGTTTAGAGCCTTTAATTAGCTTGTTTAATGCTTCTGATCTATAACCACTAGTGATCCTAATTGGACTCCTTAGAGCCTCTCTAAGTGGCTGTAGAACGTATTTAACTAATAGTTGTATGTTCCTAATATGCTCAGAAGTAGGGCTATTTTCTATTCCACCTCTAATTGCTGATACACTTTTAGTAAATTCATTTAGCGAAAAGTTCTTTGAAAGTATCATTATCTAAATTTAGATATTATTATGCTGTCTACTACAGCTTGAATTTCTTGTTTATCAACATTTAACCTGAATAATAAATCTCCTTTCCAAGTCTTTATTATTTCTTTTTTGTTGAAAACTATTATCGTAGGTAATACTTTAATCTTGTAAGATTCTGCCAAATCAGGATAGTCCTCAATACATATTCTGTACATCCTACAATCTTTAAGATTGCCTAAGAATTGACATTTGTTACTGTCGTTCCAATCTGCCCAAAACTCAATAACTAGAGGTTCATTGGACTGCTGATACTTTGTTAATTCAGTATTTGTTATAAGCGATTGGCTCAAACATTGATAAGGTATTACCCACAATAATATATATAAAAGGTATCTCATTTAAGCTCGTATACTCTCTCCTCTATTTTCTCTACCTGCGTTTCTATTTTTCCTAATTTCTCTGCATTACTCATTACAGTTGTACTAATAAGCTCTAATTTTAAATCTAATTCCTGTCTTGTTATTTCAGGGTCAGGAATCTCTACTTTAGGTAGTTCTTTAGCTTCTTGAATTTCCATACTTAATGACCAATACATACCTATTATGGTAGCAACCATTGTTAAAAGTATACCAATACTTTTAAGGCTTAGGGTAAACTTGCTATTTTCAGATACCTCTGTTGCCATAGTTTAACATTTATTACACCCTTTGTCAGCAATACCCTGACCAATTATTAAAGCTACAGTAACTATTACTAAAGTATTCATTTTAGTAGAGCTTATTCCAAAGCTATCTGAAAATAATATCAGCATAACAGTTACAAACCCGTACCAAAACTTTCTTGATTTAATAAATTTTAAGATTAATTCTTTCATTTTTTATTTTAATTTAAAGTTAATTTTCCCATCTTCTATGTATACATTTTCTCTCCTGTATATCTCCTGTCCTTTTAGATTATATATTTTATTTTGGTTTTTTGTTTTTTGCAGTAGCTCTAAAATAGCTGTATTTCCACAAGGTAAACCTGATTCACAGTCAAGGTATTCAGTAACATATAAAGTGTCTACTACATTGATATATACAGTATCACAAGGCACTACATACTGCTCACAGTCTGCTAAAGTTGTAGGTACTGCACCATCTTCATCTGATCCATCTACACAATCTAACCAACCATCGTTAAGATATAAGAGATTATTAAGACCATTAGGTACACAACCAAGTGGAGAATACTGAGTCCAATTACCCTCATCATCTCCACAATAGAATCCGTTTTGCTCAACGCATAATTCACAATTCGTCTGACTAAATCCATAACTAAAAACAAATAATAATAATATTAATTTTTTCATACTAAAATATTAAATAATTAAAACCAAATTTGAACTCCTGCACAGGCTTTTCCCAGTATTCTAAATAAGTACCCTCTACAAATACACCTAAATTCTTTGTAATTCTCCATCCTGCAACCAGTCCAAAATCAACATCCGTAGAAACTCCCTCATAGTTGTAAGAATAATCATCTAATCCATAATGAAAAGGCATGACATTTAGCCATCCGTGAATCCAATACTTATCACTATAGTAATAGTAAGCTGTACCAATAGCCACAGAAAGCTCTGTAACGTTACCTAAGGCGTTTAATTGCTCTTGGTTATACTGACCTATAGCTGAACCAAAATAGTGCTTAAAAAACTCATCATTTGAAGTTGCTATTAATTCATCATCATTAAACCAGTGCCATTGACCTTGTACAAATTGAGTTGAATAGCCAAAATCTTCTGCTAATTCTTGGAATGAACTCTCTCCACTTACCCAAAAATCTTCAATAGGAGTTATTCCGTAGACAGGATGATTCCTACCAACTGCTCCAATAGTGAAATCAAAAGCTCCTTTATTAATTCTAAACCTTGTATCAAAAGATATGTATTCTAAGTTTCTACGTTCATCATTTTTTACTTGTATTTTAGTAACACATCTATTACCTAAGTACCTAAGCCAAAAATCTCTATTAGTAAATGTTTCAGAACGATTACGAATAAAAGAATAATTAAGCAAATACTCCCAACCATTATTATTACCAATGGTAGTATTATCTCCAACACTTTTTTCATTACCATAGTACCAAGTCGTGAGCTTTTGTTCGTAATTGAAACGGGCAATTTTACGGATTCCGATTGTGAAGTTGTAGTCATAAGGATTTATTTGAGTTGTTTCTTCATAACCTTTGTTTATAGCTATATAGTCTTGATTTTCAATCATACTTGTATTAATACTTCCTGATGAATAGAAAGTAGCATACTTAAAAAATTGCGCATTACAAGTTCCTATTCCTAGAATAAAAACTATTAAAAAAAAATATATTGGTTTTTCTGTTATCTTCATTTTATAATACTTTTGTATAACAATAGGTTACATAAATATCACAACTCCAACCACCATTAAAACCTGTTCCCTCTGCCCATACTTTAAAAGGTTTATTTAGTAGAGAAGATGAACAAACCCCTGTTTTAATTACTCGAGAGCTTGCTCCTGCTACATAAGAATTGTCTGAAGTTTCACTATCCATCATAGATTCTATATACGCCCAATATTCAGTATCAACAGATTCATCAAATCCAAATATCATATCTTTCCTTGAACTTTCTGTTGATGAAGCATAAGTACATAATACAGTAACATTAAATATCGTTGGCATATAACCACTTAAAGCACCTATTAGAGTTTTAGGTGTGCTATCTAAAGCTAATACCTCAGCGTTGCTTAATGAAAATTTATCTGTTTGCATTAAGTATTTAAAGTCTTGCTTCTTACTTGTTCCTGCTGCGCTACCTGTGGTGTCATTTACATCAACGAGCATTATTAAATCCCCACTACCTGCCTGTTCTGCTAGTTCTGTTTTGTCTGTCAGTCTTTGATTTGCCATAACTATCTAAATATTTTTTTAATTTTTGTTCGTTATTTTTCCTTTGTTTTTCCTTTTGTTTTGTTTGCATATCTTAGCAACATATTGTTATATCTGCTCCTTGTAAAAAGGATTTTGTTTTATTACTCATTGGAGCTACATCAAGATTTAGACCTGCATAATAGTTTTGAGAAGTCGGAGTAAGATCAGCTCCCTGATTTGTTTGATACTCAGGAAAGCTACTTGTATTGTTTCTTATGTAGTCTATCAATCGTTCTCGGTAGAACTCAGCTTGGTCTATACTCGCATTAATTAAAGGCTTTAAATCACTATGAGAAACACTACCACCCTGCTCACTATTCATTGTGACTACTGAATTGTTTACCATTCTAAGTCTAAGAAATGGTAATACAGTAGCAAAAGCAAACTGAACTAAAGCAGGTTGGATATATGTTTGTAAAAGGGTTAGATATGCTCCTGCTAAACTACTACCTTGAATGTCTGATACTAATTTATCATTTAAATCCGTTCCAAGTACAGGTAATATATACCTATCTTGAGCCATTAGTATATACGGAAGTAATAAGTTGTTATCAACGCTTCCTCCGAGAGCTGTGTCTTTCTTGATTCTATCCGTACTTACAAAAAGTGTGTGCTGTATTGCCATAATTTAATTTATTTTACTCCTGGATAATGACCATTATTTGGCATATTATAAGGAGCTATTTTACTTTCTCTTAATCCTTTTGGTTTTCTTTTATAACTTGCAGGAATACTATCTACCTTGTTATAATCATTATCTAAACTTTGTCCATCTTTTAATTCAGTGCCCTTTTTAAGTCTATATAAAACTTCGTTCCATTTATGGCGACAGTAAACACCGCCCTTGAATTTAAAAAGGTCGTATGGTTGTTTATTATGACCTAATTGATAATTTATTCCCCTCTCACTTGCTATGTCTATATCTTCAATTCTATAAACAAAACCTCCTCTACTTAATCTCATCATATTTTTGCAAAATGGTCTTGATTTACCCCCTGAGCCTTTAGTTGTACCTACAGCATATTTGAATCTTACTCTATAATAAGACTTGTCTAAATAACTAAATTTATCTTCATTACTTTTTATTTCATTTACTGCAAAATCTTCTCTCTTTTGTATAAATCTATCTGCCCATTCTTCATAATCATCTCCTGTACCTTGCTCTCTTTCATCCACAACTTCCCATTCATCATCATTTATTTGCTCTCCTTCTAAATTGTTTAATAAAATATCAAATTCATCATTAGATAATTCAGTAAATTCTTTCTTAATTTCATCCCCTGTATCTATTCCCTCTTTCTCTTGTTCATCTTCACTTACTTTAGCCACATTTTCAATATCAATGAAATCAGCAGGTTTAAGCGATTTAAAGTATAAATCAAGGTTTATGTCACAAATTGAAAATAAAGGCTGTAAACCCTCTAAAATTGTGTTCTGCATTGGTTTAACCACAGAGTTCATAAACAAACTAAAAGAATCTCGTAGTTCATCAGCGTTATTACCGAATCCACTACCATCTCCCTTTACTCCGAATAAGAGTGGGCTTGTAACCCTGTGTCCTGTAAGCACTTTTCTAGTAGTTTCTGTTGATAGAAATTGATAACTGTCTGCATTGTCATTTGAACTTATAGGCACTATCTCAGGAGCAGTATCTTTTCCATCATTAAAGGTAATTAGAATTTTACCTGCGTTACCACTACCACCAAATTTAGAGTTTATTTGTCTTTCTATAGTTTTTCTTTCATCGTGGCTCGGAATTCCATTAGCGAAATTCACAGCAAGACTGGGAAACATACCTGATTTGATATTAGATAAGTGAAATTGAGCAATCTCCATATCTAATTGAATATAAGAAGTAGAGCCTTGATAGTCAGGTAGTGAATAATAATAGCTTCCTGGAGAATAATCTTTGATACATAATACTTGACTTGCACTTGTCCTGTCCTTTTCATCAAACGCTTTATAAGTTCTTGGCTTGTGCTTTCTAGTATTAGTCCAATCTGCTGAATAGTAATATTCATTTACATTACCATATCCATCAGTCTTTCCACTTCTTATATATTGTGCAGGGATATGGTACATTTCTACTATCTTTGTTCTAGGCTTGTTCCATATCGTATTAACATAACACATTCCGAACAGCTTTAAATCAAATGCTAGGCACTTTAAAAGGTCTTTCTGTGAATGACCTAGTAATGATGTAAGCCTTAACCATTGTTCTTTATGCTCATTACTATCTCCTCTATCAGTAGCATCTAACCCCTCTCCATAGATCATAGCTGAAACTCCTTTTATAATAGCATTATTAATACTACTTCCATTGTATAATTCAAGTAGATATTGAGGGTACATATTATCTGTGCCAAATTGAATCCAATCCTTATTAGTTGTTTCAGTAACTTGTGGTAGATTAAACTCTGCTAAATGTATTACTGATATTTCTGTATTATTTTTCTTTTTCATATTTAATCTGTTGATGGAGTCCAAGTTTGTACGCCATATTGAGCATCTGTAACTATAAGAGGAGTATCGCCATCTCCACCATCAGCAAGTGAAAGCGTAGGCAAACCCTTATTTAAAGCTGAACCATACATTGTGGGTCTTTCTATTGCATCATTAGAGCTATATTCATTATAATAAGCGATAGGATTATCAGTTTCTATAGAGGTAAATGTCTCATCTACTGTTACATTTAAAACAATATTGATGCCATCAATTTTAGTTAAAGCATCTCCAAAGGTTTTTACATCCCAAGCCCCATAATATAAACTTATGTCATAAGTTTCATTTACAGGGGCAACAAAGCCACCTAAAGCTCTGGTTGCTCCTGCATCATAAGTGGTAATATTACTTGCTGTTGGGTACACAAATTGTAATCTTAGTAGCCAATACCTATCATTATGAAGGTATGTAGGCCTATAAAACCCCTCTGAAACTGTTGCATAAGCAGAAATCCCTCTAGTCCAATTTGTCTTTCTACCTCTTATATAAAACATTATAGTTTTATTGCTACTACTACCTGGAGTTCCACTATCTATAAGGGTACTATCACCACCTAAAGCAGATGTAATATCTTCATAAAAATATACATTTTGCAACTGTGCCATAGCTCCTGAATATTTTAAATTGTAAGTAGCCATTAATCTCTAATTGTGTATATTTTGTTATAATACTCTTTTACTAATTCTTCCTGTTTTTCTGCATTATCTACAGTAGATATTTTTTCTATAAACTCCTGATACAAATCTTTATTTACTTCTACATTTTCTGTTTTAGTTCCCATTAATCAGTATAGGTATCATAAGATTCTGTTTCTATTTTAACTTTTTTCTTTTTTGGTTTAGGAGTATCTTGTTCAAAATACTTCTCTTTTAATTCATCAGATAAATTTTCTATTTGATGAGGTCTTAATTGACCATAAGCCAAGTTCATATTTATTGGTTTATAATCTTTGTATTGTTCTTTTACTTTCCAAGCCATAATATTTGTCTTTTAATAGTATATATAAATATAACTAATTCGTTTTCAAATGTAAGTTTTATAAAGAAAACTTTATACTATTTAGTTAATTGTAAAATTAATTTAATAAAAAAGGGCTACCCATTGGATAACCCTATTTTAATTGAGTAACGATTTATTGATTAAGTTCCTACAGTTATATTTAATTTATCTTCATCAGATAATCCATCAAATGGGTACTTAGCTGTACCACCTCCTGCTGTTGCAGGTAGCCAAATTAATGGGTCTTTTTCTTCTGCTCTTAATTCTAAAGTATAACCCGACATATCTCCCTTAGCAGCTCCTGTTACAACAGTACCACCAGAAATATCACAACCATTGTCCATACCTAATAAGAATACATTGTCATTATTATCAAGTACAAATACCTGACTTCTATTATAAGACATAAGTTTAATTTCATTAGATTGTGCTGCTGTTAATTTTTGTAGCGTAAGAGATAAAGTTTGCTCAAAGAAAGTAGTTCCTGTTGCAGGGTCACTATTTATGTTTACAGTTACTGAAGATAGATTAGGTCTTAGGTCATACTGAAATACATTTACATAAGTACCACTATATATATCCCAATCTACAAAACCTGCTGTAGTCATTACATTATCTGAAAATGTACCCCCTGCTCTAATATCAGAGCAATATGTATTTACAAAGAAGATTTTTTTTAGTCCTCCTATTTGGTCTTTACAATCAACCAATAAACCTCGTGTTAAATTACAAGCCATTTTATTTTTGTTTTAATTTGTTTATAAAAAGGGGAGATATTTCACTCCCCATTAATTATCTATCTACTATGTCCAAACAGTACTTCCGTAAACACCATCTGTAGCTACAGCAGTCTGTACACCTACAGCAAAGTTCATAGTAACTCTTACGTTATCAGAACCATCGTATTCATACGTTGGAATTAATCTTGCTTCAGTCCAGTCCGTTGCTAAGTTTGTTCCGAATACTAAGTTTTCAGGATAAGTGAAAAGGATAGTATCGTTGAACATTCCAGGACATCTATAAATAGGGAATCCGAAGTAAGTCATATTATCTCCATTCAAATTAAACCCTGCTCCTGAAACCTGTCCTTGATTTGAACCTGCAGCGGCTAATGCTTGAATATAAAAACCATAAGTCTTGTTATTCATATAGAATCCAACTCCTGGTTTTGTTAATATTCCTGATATATCACTTGCAGCAGCATTGTATATAGAAGCCATATCTGTAAGAATATCTGAGGCTGCTAAGGCATCAGCAAAATCAACTTCTGTGAAGTCTTTACAAGCACTTGCATCTGCTCCTGTTTCATCTTGAGTTCCATCATCTGATAAGAATCCAGTTCCAAAAGGAGAAGTTCCCTGCCATATACCAATCTCTAATTGAGCAGCAGCTTTAGAAGCAATTACTCCTAATAAGAAATCAGAAAAGTTTTGTGGTAAGTTTCCGTTTCTATCCATTCCTTGCCCCATCCAAGTAGGGAAGATTGTGCCTCGGCAAATTTCCTCGTTTACTTTTAGGTCAGTTAAAGAAAGAACTTGCTCTGAAGTAGAAGTAGTGTCTTCACTTGAAAACCCACAAGCAGCAGCAACAATAGGATTGCTTGAAGCAATATTATTTATTACAGCAGACTTAGTTAATCCATCTATAGTCCTTACATATCCTTTAGCAACTGTGTCAGGACTTCTTAACGCAGCAGTTACATACGGCAAACTATGAACACCTGCGTAAGTATCACCATTTACAGTAATATCAAACTCGTAGCGTTTGTTGTTAGCCAATTTCATAATTTGGTTTTTATTATCTTTTTTCATTTTCTAATTATTTATTAAATATTTAACTCTGTCATTAATTGACATTTTAGCTAAATCAACTTTATCTGATTTAGTTTTCATTTCAGGATTGTGATTAAAACCCTCAGCTCCTGGTGTATTTTCCATTTCTGATAACTTAGTTTTTAAGTGTTCTATTTCTTCTACTAAGCTAGTAACCATATCTTTAGACATCTCTACTTTTTCTTCTACAACTTCTTCTTCAACTGTTTCTTCAGTTTCTACAGACATACTTTCTTTGTCTGCTTTTAAATCAGCTACAGCATCTTCAAGGTTTTTAATTCTAATTTCCATTCCTTTCCAATCAGCAACATCTGCTTCTTCTGCCATTTCTTCTTTATCTTCTTCTTCAGCTTCTACATCCTCAGCTTCTTTTTCTTCTCCTAAGTCTAAAACTTTACCATTGTCATCAATAGTCATTTCAGCCCCATCTTCCATTTTATAAGTTCCTGCTGATAAAGAACTAGCTTCTCCATCATCATTAACTACAAAAACTTCAGAGCCTATCATAAATTGTTCATCCTCAGTAGCTACAACTCTGCCATCATCTAATATCATTTCAGCATACATTTTAACTTCTTTAGATTCTTTATTATCAATAGACAATAAAGTTTTGATTTTTTCTAACGTGTCTTTCATTGTATAGTATTTTTATAAGTATATATAATTAATTTAATATTGTTTACAGGCTACCTTCTAACAGTGCCACTTTTTATAGCTGAACAGATTTTAGCAGCAGATTCTTTTCCGTACTTTTTCTTCATATCAGCGATACATTGTTTCCAAGGATATTTTGATAAAGCCTTTTTCGTAATGTATTCTTTCATTAACTCAAACTGGTCTGTTTCATCCTGAGTTATAATCATTCTAATTCTGTCTAATAAATCTTCATCAGACAATATATCTTCTTTAGTGTATTTCTTTTTATACTTCTTCTTTTTAGAAGCCTCAATTAAAACATCAGTAAAGTACCCCTCTATACTAAATCCTCTTACTTCTTTATTCTTTACTTTTTCCCACATCTCATCGTTATTAGAAATTTTCATTTTCACAAACCACGTTCCAATAGGCATTTTCTCAAATCCAAATTGTGAGGACTTGTCATATTTTTCATCTTCTTTAATCCAGCTCTCTACAACGCTTAAACCATCTATTGGTACTTTGTGTTCATAGGTAGCATTATTGTTTCTTAGATTAACCATAAATAGCTCCTGTGCCTTTTTAATAGTTTCTTTACTAAAGTAAACTACATACTCCTCATCAAGTTCTTGGTCATATCTAGGTATCTCTTTCTCAGGAATAAGCACAGCTCCTACAAGAGTTTTCTTTTCTTCATCTAATTTTGCTAAGGATAGGAAATTGTCTTTATTGAAGAACACCCAGTTTTCTTCGATTGCAGGAAATTCAACAAGGCTTATCGCTTCTACTCCAAACCTTTCAGACTCTTCATCTATAATTAGTTCTACTAATCTTTTTACTTTTTTTTCTGCCATTGTAATAGTATATATTAAATTTAATATTTTGTTTATAGGGTACTTTGTAAATCAAGTTCTGACTGTAAAGCTTGAGCATTACTAATATCTGTTTCTACAACATAAGCTTGAACAGGAGCTTGTTCAGAGCCTGCTGCTCCAAATGTAATTCCAGGAACTGCCCCTGTATTATCTTCGCCAGTATCAGTATCAGTATCTCCAGGAAGGTCTGTTTCACCTGCACCTGCGGATTCATTCATAGCTGCCTTTGCTGCTGCTATTCCACTTAACACAGATAAAACCCCTGTAGCTATTGCTGCAATATTTGCAGGAAAGGGTACGCCTGCACCTGCTTTTACAGCTGCTGAAATACCTCTTGCTGTATCTACTGCAATTTGTACTAAAGCTGCATTCCTTTCTTTTTTAGCCTGTTTCTTTTCTATTGCATTTTTTTGTTTAACGTATTCCTTCTCTGACATTTCCCCATTCTTAAATTTCTTTTCTAGGATACTAAGTTCTTTTTTTGCATTTTCTCCTGCTATTGCGACCATCAGATTCATACCCTGCAAAGCCATATCTTCCAACTCTCTTTGTTTGGCTTTTTTCTTTTCTAAATCTTCTTCATTGTGTTTGTCATTAAGTTCATCCCATCTTCTTATATACTCCTCCTCTGCTAATAATTTTTCTTCATCACTAAGCCCCTCTATAGCTAATACCTTAGCTAAGTGTTCTTCTAGCTCCATTAACTCCTTTTCTCTTGCGTTCTTATCTTGTACCTTTAAGTAATTATTAAACTCAGTTTTGTCTACTTTTTGAGCATCTATGTATTTCTGGTTTATTTTTTCTAAAGCCCTTACCTTATCATCCTCAACTCTTTTAGTCATCTCTGCATTATTCTTTGATGCCCCTAGTAATTCTGCATATTTTTCTGTAGCTAATCTTATTTCTTTTTGTTGTGCTGTTTCAAAATGTAAGAATAGTTTTTCATCTGCTTGTTCTTGTAGCTTTAATGTAGTATCATCTAAACTCAGTTCTGTTGCCTCTATTTCCTTTGCGTACCTTTTCTCTATTTCTAATCTTTTATTAATAGAGTTTGCAATTATTTGCTCCGAAGATGCAGCACTTTGCATAGATTGATTTAATTGTTCTTCTGTTGTTGCAACAATAGCATCATTAGTTAGTGATGCCGCATTCTTAATTCGGGTTAATGAATCTTCTAGTACTCCTATATTTGCGTTGTGTTGATCTCTGTTATAAATATTTACATACCCTAATTCATCTATATAATCATCATATTTATCTTGAGTTATGGCAATATATTCTTCCATATACTTCTCGTATTCTTCTAGGCTTGTTATTCTATCATCCCCCTCTGCTGCTAGAGTACGTTGCCTCCTTTTCAATAATTCTTCCTCTTTATCTATCAGTACTGATTCTATCTTTTTATTATAGTCAGAAAAATTATCTGAACCTGCAGAAAACGCCTTTATTTCTTCTTGAATTAAATCCTCTACGCTTTGTTTTTTCTTTTTATTAGTATCTTCTAATACTACTAACTCCTCCTCAATTCCTGCTGTAACCCCTTTCTGTGCTTCTATATTCTTTTTTGCTCCTTGCACACTTGCATCTAAAGCAGCTAATTCGGCTTTTTTTCTTTTTTCTAACGCATCTATCTGTGCTTTATTCGCTTCTTCAGCATTGTCAAACTGCTCATTAATAGTTTTGTAGGCTTTCTTTTTTGTTTCAATATCTTCATTCTGCAAATCAATTAAGTTTTGTAACATCTCTGCTTCTTTCTTTAATTGTTCTTCTCTTTTTGTAGCAGCTTCTTTTTGTTGTGCCGCCCTATCTCTATTTAATGAATTTAGATTAGTTAATTGCTCTGACCTTTGACCTGTAATCCTTTCATCTATTTCTGCCAGTTTTGTCTTGGCGTTTGTTAATTCAACTTGTAAGTCTATATTCTCTTTATTTCTTGATAGCTCTAATTCAGCTAGTCGTAAACTTTCCATAGCAACACTTTTTTCGTGTTGCAATTGTTGTTCTAATACTTTACCTAATTCAAAATTAGCATCAATTCTTTCTTGAATACTTAAAGATTCATCATCTCTTATTTGTCGCATTAACTCTGCCTCCCTTTGATATTGTAGTTGTAACAACCCTAATTCAGCTTCTAATAATTGCACTTTTTTTCTTTGATTTACTAAGGCATCTGCACTAGCATTAACTGAATCTCCAAAGCCGGTACTTAATCCAATTAAACCCCCTATCCAATCTATAGCTTGAACAATCCAATCTACCATTTTTTCTAATCCTGCTGCTAATACTTCCACCACTTTACCAACAGCATCAAATACAGGTTGTAGTTTTATCATTATCCTACTAAAAGTATCTGCTGTTTTTTGATTCTGTGAAAACAATCCTGTAAGCTGTGAAAGTAAGCCAACAAACAAACCAATACCGGCTGCTTTCATAGCAAGTCCTACACCTTTAAAGCCTTTGCTCATAAACCCTAAGCCCTTTTGAGCAACCTTACCACCTATGCCTACTTTCTTTAAGCCATCTCCTACCTGCTTAATGTCCTTTTTTGCACCATCTGCCTTTACCCTAAAAATAAGTTCCATTATATTTTTACCTATTGCCATAATCTAAATGTCTTTTTTAGTTGTGTTTTAAATTGTTTTTTAACTTTTGTTAAATCCTTTGTGTACTCCTCTTGTCCATAAGTAAAGTTATAATCATCTCCTGATAATTTACGTTCAATTATCAATTTTAATAAGTTTGGTATCATACCACCTATTATTTTAATTTCATTTAATTCCATAATAAAAATCCATAATTTTGAAATAATATTCCACTACTATTTTGAAAGATTGCTATTTCAGGAACAGGACTGTTCTCATCCTGAATATTAGTAATTAATAATTTTACTTTCGCTAACCAATTAGTCATATTATTGCCTGAATGTGTAATAGTTAATTTTAAGGTATTGTCTGAACCAAAAGTAGCTATATCAACTGTAGGTTCAGGGAAATCATTATCTCTTTGTTCTTTATCTTTATATTGACTTGTTGTACCTGCGTATGTTTTTTCGTTATTTGCCGGGCTTTTTAATACACTATAATACTCAAAGAATCCCACCTTGCCAGTATTACCTGCTGTTCCACCTATTATATTTCCTGTTAGCTCTACATTTATATAAGCCATAGAGTTAGGTGGTAATGTTATTATTCTATCATTTACATTTCGTTGTCTTAAATTACCTGCTGTAGTGTCTTGTGTTACGCACTCTAAATATACAACTGTTTCTTGAGCGTTTTGATTACCCCTTCTTCTTATTACTTGAGTATCGCTACCTTGCATTGGCATCATTGGTAAAGCTAAAGGTGGACTGATTGGTACAGAGTTACCACCACCAATATCTATACCACCACCACCATTTCCACCAGGAGCTATCATTCCCCACCAACAAGTACCTAATCCTAAATCAGCAAGTTGAGGTGTTTGTTGCCAAAAATAAAATGGATTTACTTCTTTACAACATTCATAAGTTACTGCTAATGAAGTATCACCAGTATTAATATTAGTAAAGTTTATTGTGCCTTGCGCATTCCAAGTTTCTGGTATGTATTGACAATCATAATTTAGTTTTGAAAGGGCTTTTATTAACTTTACTTTTGTTGTTTCTTTACCACCTACAACGTAGTTATCTATACTTAAAACTCGCCACAATGTATTTTTAATATATATAGGATTTTTAAATGAAAAGTTTAATATATCATCTTCAGTTAAATGTAAGTTACATTCCATTATTCTAGCTTCATCACTATATATTTCATTTATATAACTCGCCCAGTAATCATTATAAAATCCGTGATTACTGACAGTTTCACCAAATATATTAAAAGTAAATCCTGTTAAAAATGTGGGGTTGTAGTATTCCCAGTGGAGTATTTTAGTTGATGTTGTTACACCACTACCAATAGTGCTTAAATCATATTGTAAGCATAAAGGAAACTTATCACTTACATCTAAAGCCTCAGTTTCGCCAAAGACAGTATATGCTCCTGATAATATGTTAAACTCCCAGTCGTTATTCCATTGGTCATTCATATCTGTTAACGTGATAGGCGTTCCACTATAATAGAATAACATAGGCTTGCCATCAGTAATGGGTTTCTTTATTCCATCATCATCTACCTCATAAGTATACGCTACTGCAACCTGTTCATTAGGCGACATTCCTTGTAGATTGTTAGCCCAATGTCCTATCCCTTGAGCAATAAAAGGAGCGAATATACTATGGTTTTTAAAATCGCCTTTAGCAAAATCATTGTTATTTATTTGCTCAATACTACCATAAACCCTTTGCCATTTATTAGTATAACTTTTATTTAGATAATCTTTATTTTCTAAATCAGAAAATAATAAAGTTCTTTTTTGCATTTCATTAGTAGACTTAATTACTTGCTCTTTTGATATATCTAGCTTATCAGTCCAATACTGCATTTCGCCATCAGCAATATAGTCTTGATAAGGTTCTATAATTAAGTTTTTAGAGTCGCTAGGATTACTTGTTATTATTAGATTATACCTTGAGCATAAGTCTTTTATAAAATCTGATTGATCTACATCAGGCATATTTTGTTCCATAATTACTTCCCCGTTAATAGCTCCGTTATTATACCACGCCTCGCCTAAGTTTAGAGTCTGTATTGAACCACTTAACATTGATGCTACAAAAGTTGCTCCACCTAAATTACCACTCACCATATTAGGCACAATGTATAATTCCAGAAAAGGATTGTAATTTATAAAATATAAAATACTAAGTGTTTGAGTAAATTGAACTGAAACAGTATTACCTGGATTAACTGTTACAGTTTGACCAGCAGCGTACCCACCTTCATATATACTCCAACTTTGCATTACATCAAAACTTTGTATAGCACTTCCACTTAGAGTTGCATCTGGTAAATATAAAACCATATCTACTTGTAATGTAATATTCATAAAAGGCACTTCATCCTCTGAATCAGGGTCGTATGAAACATTAATTGTTGGAGCTGTATAACCTGCCCAGTTTTGATTAGTTAATACATTATTAGTGTCATAAGCTACTGTGTCAAATTCAATACCATCTAGTCGTACATTATAAGGGCTAACATAACCCATTATTTCACCTACTGCCGTAGTTGTAGATGCACTAAATCCTTCAAATACTTTTACTCTAGTTCTTTCATACTGAGGGGCTAATGTCATAAATTGCTTCCCAAAAAATGTGTCCTTATCTTGGTCATCTCCATCTAACCCTAAGAAAGTACTTGTAATAGAATAACCTGCCTTTGCTGCTATTATCTTTAAAAGCCTTTGTATTCTTATGGCAGGCTTTAAATTATTTGCTGTAATTAATCCGTAATAGTTAGTATTATCTTGGAGATCGCTATTAACACCACCTTCATAATTTGGGCTTAAAGGGTCAAGGTAATCAGGATTCCAAAACATACTATCACATAAAGGGAATTCTGTATGACCATAATCAATAATAGGGTACATAACATCATACTCATTTGTTGATAATACTGTAGTTAAACCTGGAGCAGTCCAACTATTCTCTACATTAGCTAATGTTAATTTATGGTCAAGTTGTTGGTCTAGTGTTCCATCTTCGTTTATAAAGGCTCTAGCTAATTTCCGACCTTTAATGTCAGCAAAGAAATTGGCAGTATCACCAAATACTACAACCTCGTATAATCTTTTGTTTATATAAATAGATTTTAGTTGTATATATCCCTCTAGCTGTGGAACGCTATCTACTAATATAATGGCTTTGAATTTTTTTCTTGTATTGTATACTAAAGTATCTAAATTAACATCAAACCAATTCTCAAAAAAATTATTATTTTCATTAGTAAAGGGTATTTTAACAGTTTGACTAAAATTAGATTTTCTTTGGTCAGGCTCTTTAATATCTAACCAATTATAATTTAGCCTAACATTTGGAGCTTTTTGTAAGTCTAAATCGTAAGGTTTTTCAGGTAAATAATAAAGCATGGCATTATCAGGAATAACTGTTGTGACACTATATAAAGTAATGGTAGTAGCATTATCTACGCTTTTTATTATTCCAAATATATTATGTTGGCTATCTGCTAAAGCATCACCTGCTTGTGCTCCTGAAGATATTGCATTTTCACCATCTACTGTTATTATTGTATTGGAATCTGAAACAGGATATGTTGAGCCTGGATTATTGACCAACATACCTGTATCTGTTAAGGTTGGTCTATATACTACAAGTCTTGTGTTCATTAGCTGTTTGTTCTTACTTTATTAGCGTATTCTAAATTGATTGTATACTGTATTTTTATTTTATTATTTACACTTGTTTTTTTAGTGTATGTTTTGTCTGTTAATATAACAGGATATACTATATTGCTATCTGCTAGTATTTGTATATTAGTAGATGTAAATAGTTCTTCTAACCAAGCTCCCTCATCAGGATTAAGCCAATCACTATTAATAGTCAGTTTTCTTGTTGCTTCAGTATATAAAGTCTTTCTGCCTCTATCCCAGTTATCATAGGTAAATGTAAGGTTACCCCAAGTACCTGGTATTTTAGCACTTTCTGATTTTGTTATAGCTACACTTTCTGTGGATTTTCCCCTGAAGTTCATATAATCCCAAGCCCCTAATCTATTTACCCAAGCAAGTCTTACATTATCAAACCTTGTGCAAGATTGATGCCTATCATCTACAGCTGCTCCACTAGCATATTTATAAAAATAATACATTTGAGTTAAAGCCCCCCCTCCACTTGTAGTAGCTTGTATAGTGTAATATGCCCAGTTTGTATTATTACTTGGTCTTTGTAGATTAGTTCCACCATTATTAAAGCTCTCTAAATTAGCAGTTCCACAACCAAAATATATTAAACTGTTTTTAACATCATCAGCAGTAGCCTGACCACCCACACTTGTAGTACATATCATATCGGTAGCATTAATAGAAGATCCTGCTGCTGTATAATATGTTACTATTATTTTATACATAACTGTAGAGCTAGTTACTAAACCCCTTTGAATAAAAGCTACTGTTAATTCATCAACATTATCTGATGCTGTATTACCTCCTCTCACAAATTGCGCTGTAGGAGAATTTGTTAAAAACTTTTTTGTTACTGCGCTAGGAAAGTAATTAGTTAATGGGTAGTTAGTTCCTGATATATCTAACCCCCCTACATTTGCTCCTGTATCTGTATAAGGCGTTGTTGCAGGTATTGAGTATATAATTGTATTAGCCTCATCTAAAAATTCTTCAGGGCTTGAACTTGCATCATCTGCTTTTTCATATCCCCCTACTATTTTAACGCCTACTACTTGACTTCTATTTTGCGAATAAGAATTACTTGTATCTGATATTCCTATTGAATGTATACTGCCATCTATATCTTCTTGGTCACCTATATTATTCTCTTGTGTTTCTAAATATGTTTTAACTATTTTTGAAACATCTACTATTCCTACGTTTGAATTGTTTTTATATAGCTTTATTTTAGCTTTCTCTGTCCAAGTTGAAGCATCTGATGTACTTATATATACTTGAGCTATATATCTAAATTTAGCAGCATTATATATTACTGAACTTGGTTCTTTTAATATAAATATCATAGGGCTATTTGCTCCTGCTAATTGATTTGGTTTTTGTGCTATTGAATATGCCATATTATTCTGTTGTTTCTATTAATACCTTGCTTGGTAGTTTATCTATTAATTTACTAAAGTCTAATCTAAATGCCTCTGTAAGCTCATCAGGAAGCGTTTTAAGAGCTTTTGTTACTGGTCTACTATAAAACATTGTTCTCTCTAAACCACGTCTTTTAATGGAATATCCTATTGCCCAAGCTGCTCCCATTTCATTTCCATCTCTTAGGCTAATTGGCTTATTCTTTATCCATCCTTGTATAGCATTCACTAGCTTCCCTCCTGGATTGTCATACTTAAATTTAAAAGGACTTCCTGCCCCTCTTGTAAATTGACCTGTTGTTTTACTTCTCCCCCCTTTACTACCTGTTCCTTTTACTCCTTGGTCTACAAATTGCCAGTAATCATCAGCATCTCCAAACTCAAATCCCATACTAATAGTACTATCTGTGCTTTTCATAGTATAATGGAATTGATTAAATAGAGTATTGCTTTGTGTTCTTTTTTTGTCCTTATTAAGAATAGCTCTACCACCCTTTACAACATTAGAACCAAAGCTAGTCATAGCCTTTTCTAGGTTCTTAGCATCTCCCTTTACAAACTTACCATCCGGCCCTCTTAATCTAAATACTACTGCCATTATGAATCAGGGTCATTGTCTGAAGGCTCTATAGGAGCATCACAGAGATTGTTAGTATTATTAACTTGTATTGACATAGTAGCAGACCATCCTGTTAATATATTAGCAAATCTAGCAGTAAATGGTTCGGTACTTATTGGAAGCTCTAAAACAGCTTCATTTGGCACATAGCTTAATTTCTTACCACTATCATCTCCTGATGTTTGTAAAGCTAAGTTCTGTCTAAATTCTGCTATTATATCTTGCGTTGTTTGTAATGTATTTGTCCATACTATATTCCTATTTGTCAAATCTTCTTTTAACATATCTAAAACAAAGATGGTAAATGAGTAGGTTAATACACCCATATCAATAGTAGCTGTTCCAGGCTCACAGTATAGTATCGGAAAATCTGATTGGTCAAGTTTGTTTACGTCCACCTCATCTAAGAAGCCTGAATGAAAAGAGTTTATTAAATAATGATTAGTGGCTATATTACTAAAATCATCTATTACGTTTTTGAATGTCACCATAGTTATTTTTCTTTGTATTATTTTTGTCTTGTTGGTAACATAAATAAGTTAATACTAAATATAATTCTAATTCTGTTACTTTTTTAATATTTAAAATATCATCATTTGCTAAAGAAAAGATAATATTATACCATCCCCACTTACCGGTTAGGCTTTTTTCTTCAACTTCTCCCTCTCCTTTCTCAAATATCTGACCGAAGCTATCGGTAGTTTTTTGCCTAAATGAAAAAAAAAACTCAATGCTGACATTGATGGTAATACTGGGAAGTCTAAAAAGGACTCCTCTGTTTCTTCACTTGGGCTATAGGGTTCTATACTGTACCTTGTTTTAGTTTCTTTTACTATGGGTCTATATAATATACTCATAATTTTATGCAGGTTAGTATGAGCTTCTTTACAATGC